GGGCAATATGTTCCAGTATTAGGTAAAAAACTAACTGGAAAGCATATAGATGGTCGTTGGATGATTCGAGATGGAATGACTTTAGCTGAAGCACAAATGGAAAACATATTAAAACAGAAATTAGAAGAGAGGTTTAATAAAAATGATTAAATACAATGAACTTCTTTATTATACGGGTAAAACTATAAGGGATCATTTTAAAGATTCTGAGTTAAGAAAGAAAAAGAATATGGAAGATGTAAAGAAATCTACATTTTTTGTTGAAGTAAGACCATTAAGCAGTAATAGTTATAAAAGTTATGCAACTAAGTTAGTTAATATAACGATAACTTATACAGATAAGACTGTTGACAGCGAAAAATTGAATGATGTTTTAAATGATTTAGAAAGTATCTTTGATTTAGGAATTAAAGTCAAAGATACTTTTTTAATGTTCAAAAACAAGAGTTATTCAATTGACGATGATTTTTTATCTATAAATTTAACAATCAATTATTTTGATGATAAAGATACTGTTGACGAAAATGATTTTTACTCTGCATTAATGGACGAACTTTATATTGATTTAAATTAAAAAAAGAAAGGATGATTAATAGATGAGCGATTCAATAAAAATTATATTGAAAGCGTTAACAGATACCGCAATGATACGTTCTACACGAGGAATTGTAATGTTGGTATTAAAGGATTCTGTTGCAGATGTAAAAACATATAAAGCTAAGAAGTATGTTAAAGATACATTCACAACAGAAAATAAGAAAATAATTGACAAATGCTTTAATTTATATGGAGTAAATACTTTAAAGGTGGTTTGTTATTTAGAAAATATTTCTGAGGCTTTACAGAAGTTAAATGATGTTAAATTTAACTATTTAGCATGTCCAGAAGCAACAGCAGATTCTGATAAAAAGGCTATAGCTGATTTTATTAAAGAACAAAGAAACGCTAATAATATTTTAGTACATGCTGTTTTACATAATTATACAGCTAATAGTGAAGGTGTTATAAACTTCAAAAATGTTGGAGTTACAACAGATACCGAATTAACTGGTGCACAATATTGTATTGATGTTGCTTGTTTAATTGCAACAACTGGATACGATAGAAGCTTAACTGGATTAGTAGTAAGTAATGTTACTAAAGCTGAAGAAGTTGAAGATATTGAAGCTTGTACTGAAGCTGGTGGATTATGTCTTTATTATGATTATGATTTAGAAGCTTATGTGTTTTCTAGTGGTGTAAATAGTAAAACAACTATTGGAGAAAACGAAAAAGATGTATTAAAGAAAATAAGAGTTTGCGAAATATTCGATATGGTAAGAGATGATCTTAAAGTAAGTTTTAAGAAGTCTTATAGAGGTAAACTAGGAAATTCTTATAACAATAGAAAATTAATAAGAGATTCTTTTAATCTTTATTTTAAAACTTTAGCTAAACAAGGTTTATTAAATGAAGATGAAGATAATTCTTGTTGGTTAGATGTAGATGCAACTAGAGATTATTTAGAATCTAAAAATATAGATACTGCTGATATGACAGATGATGAAATATTAAAGAAAGATATCGATAAAAAGATTTTCTTAAAGGGTAGAATATACGCTTTAGATACTATAGAAGAACTTGTATTCGAGTTAAATTACTAAGAAAGGAGATAGTAAATACATATGGAAAAATTAACTGAAAAAAATATTTTAAAAAATAATTTCTTTACTTTATGGTTTAATAATGAAGAAAAAGCTACAGTTTTAACAGCAGATGCAAAATCTACTTTAAATACTCAGAAGATTCCGATTGCAGGACAGTTAGGTAAATTAACATTAATAACTGGCGCTGAAGGTTCTGGTTCTTTAAGTTTTTATAAAGTAATCGATGATACTTTAAATAAAGATATAAACGATTGCATAAAAGCTGGACAACCATTCAAATTCGATTTAATTGGTGAACTAGAAAATAAAGATACTGGTGGTACATATAGGGTTATTATAGAAAACTGCCAAATAACTAGTTTTGAAGTATTAAAAGTAGATATAACTAGCAACGATGCTGTAAAACAAAGTTATGATTTTGAATATAACCCAGAAGACGTAACTATAGAATAAAGGCTTAGAGAAATCTAGGTCTTTTTATTATGTAAAAAAATAGATAGGAGTGAAATAAATGCAATTAACAATAGAAAAGTTATTACAAGATAAAGAAATAATAGAAAAGGCAACAGGGGAAAAGACAACTAAATTAGAAATTAAGAGACTTGGTGGAGAAATTACAATTAAGTCTTTAACAATAGATAAATTAATGGGATTAGCACAACAAGAAAAAGACCAATATAAGGCAAATGTAAAGGTCGTTTATAGTGCAGTTATAGACCCAAATTTAAAAGACAATGATTTATTAAAGTCTTATAGTTGTAAATCTAATCCATATGCAATTGTAGAAAAGATATTTAAGCCTGTAGAAATTAATTTAATAGCAGATAAAATCTGTGAGTTAAGCGGATTAAATGATGTAAATGCAAATGATTTGGTTATAGAAATAAAAAACGACTAAAAGAAGATATAGACCTTCGTATGCTTAGTTATTACATAAATAGAGGGCATAAGCTTGATTATTTATTAAATCTAACTTATTGCGAAAGAATGTTTTTTATATCTTCTATGTTACAAGAAAATGAAGAGCGAATTGATGAGAATATCGCATTAAATCCATTTATAGAAAAGAAATAAGAAAGGAGGTGGATTAGATGGCTAATAATTTGTATGGTGGGACTTTAACGTTACAAAACGGTTTTACTTCTGTTTTACAACAATTTAAAAGTCAAATGAATAATGCTGGAAATGCTTTAAATAATTTTAATAATCTTAATAGAAATAGTGCTAATAAAACAAAAGACTCTTGGAATAGTGCTTTTAGTAGCATGAACGGTTCTCTTAATAGATTTAGCAACAATACACTTTCTACTATTACTAAGATTACCGCAGGATGGTTAAGTGTAAAAGGTGCTATAGGTGGAGTTAAAAAGATTCTTGAAAGTGGATCTGAATTTCAAAACGCAAGTACCTTTTTAAAGGCTGTATACGGAGATAAGGTAGGCGTAGAAAAATTTAAATGGGCTACGAATGAAGCGAATGCAACTCCATTTTCAGAAAGTGAAGTTGCAAGTGGTCTAGCAAGAGCGCATTCCCTAGGTTTAGCCGATGATTCAAAAAGCTTTAAAATGTATGAAGATATGGGTTCTTTTGCTAAGATACAGGGCGTAGGTGACTTGAATAGTGCTATTGATGCGATAGTAGATGCACAGTCAAGCAATTGGGTTCGTTTACAGACTATAACAGGTATAAAAAGAGAAGGGTTAGAAGCTTTTGCAAATAAAAACAATCTAGGTAAATTTAGTAATAAAAAAGGACAAGTAACAGATTCTCAAAAATTAATGGAAGTATTACAGAAATATATGGACTATAAAGGGATTACTGGAATGACAGATAAGTTTTCTAAAACTTTAAGCGGTAGATTATCTACTCTTAAAGGTAATTTTACTAAAATGATGGCTGATATCGGTGGAATTAACGAAAAAGGTGAAGTTGAGAATGGAAGCCTATTTGACCAAGCTGGTAAAGGGTTAGAAAGACTTATTAAATCTATTAATGCTTTTGCAAAAAGTGAATCGTTTGATAAGGTTAAAGATGCTTTAGGAAAAGTCGGCAACTCATTTATTAATGCTTTCGATTATTTAACAGAACATCCAGAAACTGTATCTTTATTATTAAAACTAGGTGGTGCTTTAGTTGGACTTAAAGTTATAACTAGTTTAATATCTCCAATATCTAACTTGAGTGGTGGATTAGGTGGAATATTCTCGTTGTTAAGTACTAAATCTGTAATTTTAGCAGGTGGGCTATTAACTCTAGGAAGTGTTCTTTCTGAGAATGGAGTTTTACATAAGGGTATTAATAGTCTTTTAAATGACATAGCAGGAAATAAAAAAGGTGAACAAAAAGACTATATAGATAGAAGTGTAACAGGATTAGCTTTTCTTGGAAATAGAGGGGCATATGGTATTGCTAGTCTTATGGGCAATGATGTATGGAAAAACTCTTTGGATATACAATTTAAGGATATGGCCGCAGATTCCCAGAGAAGGGAAAATGAACTTAATGGGCTATATGATAATTGGAGTTCTGATGTAAGTTATAAAACAGCAAAAGAAACATTAGCTAGTACTAATAAGACAATTTCAAGTAACAATAATGGAAATTCTAATGTAACTGTTAATATAGACAAAATAGAAAAGACTGCTGATACAGATGAGTTAATTATGCAACTTACAAATATTTTAAATAAAAATAAAGATAGAAATGCAATAGTTTACTAGGAGGTGTAATAGATGGCTGATGAAAGAAGATACTTTAAAGTTTTAGGTAAGGCAGATAATTATCAATTAGTTTTTCCCATTACACCTTTTCCGAAGTTTAGTGCTAGTGTAGATACTATAACTCAGAAAGTATATGGGATTGGAGAAGTT